ACCTATTCTTAAACTCCACTAATGCTCTTAGCTCGTTAGCGCTATCGTAAGGAGCCGATTCTAGTCTCGAAATTTCTTTATCGATCCCCCACTTAACATACTCAAGCCTTCTCGCCGTAATCGGCCCAGCTTCTTCCTTGGCCGCATCCTCAAGCATTTTTCTTGCTTGCTCTCTGTATGGGCCTTTTAAGTCTTTCAACGAATTTTCATTTATTTTTATACTTAGATTTTCCTTAAACCCCCCTCTGTTTTCGAGTCCAAACATTCGTTTAGCGTAACTAGTAGCGTTCGCTAAAATGCCGGGGTTATCCAACATTCCCTGCAATTCATCACTCGGATCTATGATCTCATCCATCGCGCCCTTGTAACGTTCTTCGGCCTCTTCGCTTCGTCTTACATTGAGTTTATCTATTTCTCCGATCTCGTCGCCATCCCCATACGCTTTTTTGTTGCTAACGTTGGTTTCGATATGACGAGTTACACGATTTCCTTGATCTGCCGTTCGCTCCGCCAATCTCCCCGCTATTGCTGGATCTGGCTGTCCACTCAAAGCCTCGTTAGCGGTATTCTGCACTCTGCTTATAGGCTGACTAGGCACAGCAAAATTACCAACACCAGCGTCTACCGGCGTCGCTATATCCTCGCCTACGTCCGCGCTACGTCGAGCTGCCTGACTTTCTAATGCCTGAGCAGTAACATTTTCCGCTTCTAATGTGCGTGCAATAAGTTCATCAGCATCTTTTACAGCGTCATCGTCGTATAGGCGTTGTTTGTATGCTCCATATTCTTCGCTACCCGGAAATGCTCTTGCTTTTATCCCCGTAGATATGAATGGTGTTCTGCTAACCGCAGCACCCGCAACAGGCAATGCTGCGCCGAAAACAGCGCCACCTAACGCGCCTTTACCGCCGCTTAATGCTCTTGCCATCTCTCCCTCTTTCGTTAGTACATTGCCTTCGCCCATTCCTATCCCAGCAATCGTACCGACACCAGCACCAGCTTTTGAGCCGCGCAACATTCTAGTTCCTAATTTTTCCCCGGCCTTAAACGCCCCGGCGCGTCCTGCGCCGACACCACCGGTTAACAATCCACCCCCCATTTGAAGAGCTAAAGATTTATAGGGATTTCTTTCCTCATATTCTTTGTTTATGCGGCGTTCATCATCTATAGCCGCATTTATTGCATCGCGTGTGGCAAGCGGCCTGCCAAGCTCATCGTATCCGGGCTTAAAAACACCACGCAAAGCGCCTAGAGCTTCGTCACCAAACCCAAGTAACGTCCCCTGTCCAATTGCTTGGCGTGCGGTATCCCACCAAGATTCTTCTGGAGAAGAATGTCTTTTTATAATTTCCTCCTGTTCCGCCGTGAGACGTTGTATTACAGCGGGATTTGTACCATCTGGCAATTCTATAATTTCACCGTCCGATAAAGTTACCTCGATAGTCATCGAACCAATTTCCCTTGTTTGTCAAATTGGCGTCTTGCCCCTTTTTCTCGAGGAACGTTTTTCGCCGGTGGAACGTCTACCTTTCCATACTTTCCGAGAGTGCCCTCTTCCAGTTGGCGGTTCCAATCTACAGCAAGTTGCCTCTGGATATTCCTTCTTTGATGAGCCATCAACAAAAGCGTTTCTTTGGTAAGTGTTATTCGTCCAGTCATAACGTCACGCAAAAAGTCTCTTTCCGCTGGCGTGTCTAACCCTCTCGCGCCGATTCCCAGAGCAGTGATCAGCGGAAACACATCCGAATCCTGTAGCATCGCAATCATTTCTATGCCACTAATTTTCTCTAACTGCTCTTCGCTGCCGAACAAAGCCAATAATTTTCGTCCTGCTTGTTTAGCCTCTGCAAGAAAACCCAAATTACTACCATCTGTAGCGTTTAATCTATTAATAAGATCATCGATTTTCGCGACTTTTTGGGTAGTATCTCGCGCTAGGATATAATCATCAACGGCAGTTTCCCCCAATCTGCCACCAACCTCCCACGCGTATCTACCTGCCTGTATATTTCGTGGATCTTTGTTTATATTTTCCTTGAGTATTTTTAATCTATTTTCTAATTCTTTGATTGCTGGATTGGTTGGATCTTCTTTTATTAATGAAGCTATTTCTGTCTCTAGTTCAATTTGTGAGTGTGTATTCAATTGAGCGGATGTCATATCGCCAAATTCCAACTTATCCTCTAAAGGATCACCCAAATCTTTCTCTAGCCATGTTCCATCAGACTGCTGTTGCATCTGGAATAGGCCGGGTGTTCCATCTTTACGAAGTCTTTTGTAGGGGGCATTAGATTTTGTAAGGCCGCTGCCGCTGCTGCGCGGTTTAAGTCCTTCTATAGTTTCTCTTCCCTTTTGCTCTGCTGAAGCGGCGGCGATTTTACGTTGATTCTCAATGTCGGAAATCTTTTCGTCATAGAGACGTTCTTCATCCCGCACACCTACTGCTCTATCACGCGCTGTCGATTCCGCTCTTAATCTTTGTTGTTCTGCCACATGCGATTGCACAAATTGTGCATATGCCGGATCTTTCGCTATCTCTGGATTTAAGCGTACCGCTTCGGCCATTCTCGCCGATACGGCATCTGGAGTATTAACGGTTGCTTTGTAAGCGCTTTCTTGTGCTGCCATCTCTTCAGGCGAGCCAGCGTAGGCTGCTAATTCTTGCTCTGGTGTTTCAACATCACCAATTAACGCAGCCTGCATTGCCCCAGCGTCACCTAAATTAGGCTGGCGTGTAAAATTTGTCGATTCAAATTGTGGTTCTAATACACCTTGCTCGTTTGCCTCTGAACTGATACCCAAGGATGGGCCTTGAACTCCCGTCGTCGGTATTGATTCAAAAGGCATAAGGGCGCTGCTGTCAGAGCCAAGTCCTAATGCACTCACGCCTTCGGGTTGAGCCTGCGCCTGAGCATCGGCCAAGGCAACGCGCTGAGACTCTATATATTCAGAGGGTGTAAAGGATTCTGATGCTTTGCTTGGATCGTACTGATACTTGTCGCCAAGCATTGCAGCCAACATACTGGATCTAATTTTGTCCTTTTTGTCCTTTTCTGCTTTGGCAGTTAACGCCTCTACCATCTTTGCGGCAAAACCGTATCGCGCAGATGCTGGTGTCTCTATGTCATACGGCTTCGCAGTGTAAGACGGAATCCGAGCAACCTGCCCGCCTAACAGTCCACGACTTCCGCCACGATATAAATCAATATTTCGCATTATTTGATCACCGAGTTATTGCATAGCCGCCGAGAGCGGCAGCTAAATCGCCTTGTGCGCCGAATTTCGCGCCCTTCAAGCCAAGCTGCGTATTATAGGCGTTGACTTGATTTGCATAATTACTCGAAGTTAAACCAGCGTAGTCCGGCGCTGCTATGGCTGACTGAGCAGCCGCCCCGAACTGTGGATTATTAATTTGAGTTCCTGACATCAGCGCGGCGGTTTCATTCAGCGGCAGATTACGCAAGTAAGCCTGCTCTTGAATAACGCGTTGGCGCTGTTGATCGTTCAAACCGAATAACTGGCTTTGCATTTGTGCTAGATTTTGCTGCTCCTGCATTGGGATCTGGCGTTGACGTAATTCTTCGCTGATTTCTCGATCACGCACGTTCCCTTGAGCATCAAACTGGCCTTGGCGAAGCTGCTGCTCTTGGCCGTACATGCCCATGAGCTGCGCCTGCTCCGCTGCCGGTAAAGCGCGTAAGTAATTTTGCTCGGCAATGGAATTTTGACGCGCCTGCGTTCCAATCCCGAATAACCGTGACTGCTCTGCCCCGCCCGCTTGAATTGCTGAATTGTAAGCACCCTGGTACGCATCATTTTTGCCCAGATTAAAGTCACGCATGGCGCTCGAAAATGCTTCACTCCCTCGCGGAATGCCGGAGTTAGCAAGCTGATTCTCCATCGCTACCTGCTCGCTCTGAAAACGTGGATCTAAGCGAGACTGCGCCTGCCCATACATCGAATCGATAACCTGTTGTCTGGCCGCTGCGTCGGCTCCTGGCGCTGCTGGAGCGGAAGAGTAGTCAAACGGAGTGCTATAAGATTCGGCGGCAGTCATAGCTGCTTTCGTACCAGCGTCCGCTGTTGCACTTATTCCTTGCGCTGTCGGCGCGAAGGATTTCCCGGCTTGCAAGTCATACGGGCTTTGCGTCATTGCGCGCAAATTGCTTTCAGTCTGCCCGTAGTTTCCAGTATCTCCACCTGCTGGCATGCCTTCATAGGAAAACGGCGTTGCTAGCGTTTCGCCGACTCGGCTAACCTGATCACCCGCAACTGTACTCAATTCGCGACTTACTCGATTTTGTTGATCTAAAATCGCTTGCTGAGCTGGATCTAGCTTGAAGGTTCTTGCGTACCTTTGGATGCCTTGCGGCGTCGGATCACCGGTTGGCGCATAAGTAGACGAGCCATATGGTGTAAATTCATCGAGCTGATTAAGCTGCGTTTGAGCGACAGCCGTTTCTCGGTTTATTGCGCCCTGCGCCGCTGCAACTTGCGACGGATTAAATCCAGGCGGCGCGTCCGGTGTCTTTTTACCCATTGGTTTCTACCCATTTTTTCGCTGGCTCAGAATAGAGGCCGTATGTGATCGCAGTCGCCTGGTTTTCTCCGGCGAACGGGTGCACGCCTTCCTGCTTGAATCCCAAGCCAGTGAGCAATTTTCGGCAACGTTTGTTTTTTTTCGTGGTGATAGCAGACAACCTCTTAACGCCAAGCTGGACAAATGGATACGCTAACATTGCGCGTATATTGCCTTGCGTGGCCCAACGTGGGGTCGCTGCAACAAATGATACTTCGATGTCGGCAGAATAACGATAATTGTTGTAAATTGCGACTGCCATAATTTTATCCTCTTTGTCAGCCACGCCTATGGCCGTCAATGGCCGCTGGAATGGCCCGATGCCGCTGCGCTCCGCCCACGTCGCCAGTTCTTCATCTCGGCCGAATACTAAGGTAGTCAAATTGCGTTACCTTGCTGCCAAACCATGTCATAGCTGTTGAATTTTAGTGTGATTGACTTTGTAGCGCCGTGGATCGCGGGCGACGCCGCCTCGCCTAAGCCCATAACCGTCACCCAATTCGCAACCTGCGCCTCGCCCGTCCAGTAGGATTCATCCCATTTCGCAACATCCCACAGCGCTCCAGCGATAGTTGGCTCGCTAGGAATTGATGTCGGAGTAGCGGAGGAAAAGTCGATATTTAAATCTATGGCAAAACCGGGAGCGCCAGTTGTCGTAAAGTGTGGCCGACAGAGCGTAAATAGCTTTTGATTGCCCCGCGCACCGTAGTACGAGAATGCGGGCCGTATTTTCCAATCAATATTGGCAGCATTGTCATTCAAGCCGGTATCGGCCTTGTAAATTATTCCGCCGTCTTGAGCGCCAAAATACAGATCACCGTTATAAAGCGCCCAACATGCCGCGTTTTGGTTGGTAAATTGGCACCACGCACCTGTTTGCGTGTTGATAACATACTGCAAAGCTACCGTTGTACTCGTTGGAATATTAAATAATTGATACGAACCTTGCGGGTAATGCAGCGACTGCCATCCAAAATTAGCGCCATAGCTTCGCGCAGAGGCCAAAAACTCGTTCTGAATATTGGTTGACATCGCCATGCTCGTGCTGGCTACCTGATCAATCGGCAAAAATGTCGTCAGCGATATAGCGCCATCTTGCGTCGTCACGATTAAATCAGAACCCACTTTCTCAATGCACCGCCTACCAATAGGCTTGCCGATACTAAATACGCCAGACAACACCCAATCTGCGGCTGTGCTGGGATCGTTGCCCGAGTACAAAATAACCTCGCCTTCGGACGTTATTGCGACGAATAGATCGTCGGGGCCAGAGCCACCATCCCGAGTCCATGAGCCGATCGCCATCAAATAGCCGCCTTTACGACATAGCCCGCTCAAATCGAACGTCGAAACTGTGCCAGCCACGGAAACCACCGGCAAATAGCCAAATGTCAGGCTTTGTTTGAAAACGAAAAACAGCCGCCGCTGATGCGTCGTGACGTGAATAATGTTGGCTGCGGTGACGCTGGAAAGCGTTGGCGTAACAAAGGCTGAGCCATTGTAATAAATCGGCGCGTCCTCTCCATTTACGAAATACAAAAAGTTCCCGCCGGAAGTCCCCATCATCGTGGTTTGCCATCTGGCATTCGTTTTGCCGGTGGCAATGGACGTACTGCCGCCTACCGCGCTCGAATCGTAGATAACACTACCCGCGGCGCTAAGTAACTTGCGCGTTACCGGCCCCGCGTATTCGACGAGTGTTTCTACAGCCCCAGTGCCGTTGCCGGTGCTATGCGATTCGTAGCCGCTACGCAAGTCGCAGCTTGTAAGATTCGGAAATACATTATCGAGCTGAACCGCAAAGTCTTCGGGCATATTGGCGAGTGAATCACGGGCGTTCCAGCCCCTCACGGGCGCAGGAATGCTGACGCTTTGCGATGTTTTGACTCTTTGAGCGTTGTTATTAAGCGGCTGTAACATTTTTAGATGGGGCGCGAGTCGCTGCGGGGCGCGTTAGCGCCTGCTGCATTGTCGTAGTTTGCGGATAGTTTCTGCGTGGATCGTAGTTGATTATGGGCATATTCGGTTCAATTTGTACGCGGGGCGGCGCGACATAAGGCTTCGCAGCGGCCATAGTTCGATTTATCGACGCAATCGGAGTGGTGTTTATTGGCCGTGCGCCAGCATTAGCAATGCCAGGGTATGCCCCTGTATAGGCGCTCGTTGGGTGCGGGCTAAAAGCAATGTTTTGATTTTCAGGCTCAAAAGTCGTGATTTCTTTATTGCCGCCTCGTAAATTACTAAATTGAGTCGGCGTTCTTGTCACTCCCGATTGGTTTATAGCGTTGCCGACAACAAGGCCGCTGCCGACATAGGGCGCGACTGTTTTTGCGACATTGCCCGCATGCGCGAAAAATTTAGCAGCCTTAGACGGAGCGCCTAATGCAATGGTTGTCGGACTGCCAAGAACAGAGCTTTGCATGCCGGGCTTTGGCGCACTCAATTTACCGCCTGCATAAGCCAGCCCTGCCGATAGCGCAATATCCTTCCAACCCCCGCCTTGAACGGCTGCGCTACTCCCTGCAAGAAAGGCGGCTAATTTAGGATTCTTGGCGTAAACGAGAGCGCCAATTGCTAATGCGGTGCCAAAGGCTTGCTTTAGCGTAAACTTTCTTTTGGGGCGCTGGTTTTTCCACTGAACGTGACGGCCAGCGTAATCCATCGCCGCAAATTTTTGTATGTCGTTCGCTCTATCTGGGTTTATGCCATTGTCCGTCATAAATGTTCGAGCGTCTTTCGCGAGCGAAGATCCAGGCGCGCCCCTCGCTAGCCCTTGATAGATGTCATATGCGTTGGCACCATCGGCATAGGTTCGAGACATTTGCATGCCCATGCCGACTATTTTTGGATCAAAGCGGTGATAGCCATCGGCGTTGTGATCTAGATCAAAATTTGGATTCACCCAGCCGATTTCGCCGAATTGCGGCAAATCGCCGGATGTTTTTAGTCCCTGGCCGATATTTGGGTTAGGTTTTCCGGCAACCACAGGCTTTAACGCAGGTTTGGCGCGTGGCCTTGACGCCCCTGTATTTCGTGCTGGTGGAATATATTGTCCGGCTGGAGTACCCATAGCCCTAATTTATGGGAATGCCAACCTGAAGCATCAGGGCTTTTTCCATCGGAGTCCAACCAGCAGTAATTATATTCCCCGCTATGTCAGTCTCCCCGCTGAGGCGTAGTGCTTCAGGATCTGATATTGGAATAAGTGGCCCT